CAGAGATTGACACCGGCGAAGCATACCAGCAATTACAAGAAGCCGTCGCGCTCACGGCGGGGTTTTTAGTAGAAATTTCATTTACATTGTTACAGGAGCGTCGCGTCATATTAGATCGCGACCGAACTATTATAAATTTAGTCGCAGAATTCTACGGAAGTGTAGACGACCAGCTCGATTTTTTCATAAATTCAAACAGCTTGACCGGCTCGGAAATACTCGAAGTCCCGAGGGGGCGCGAAATTGTCTATTATATATAACGTTCTAGGTGGGGATACATTCGAGACCGTTTCGCGCAAAAAGTACGGAACGGAGAACGAAGCGGGTCGAATAGCCGAGTCTAACCCAGGCGCAGCGTTACCGCTTGCGGCTGGTACGACGTTAACAATACCAACGCTACCCAACAGCCCCCAAAATGCGCCGCAATCAGCAGCAAGCGCTACAGAGGACGAGGTGGCGATACTGATCAACGGCGCCCAATTTCGGTTTTGGGATTCTATTAGGATAACCCGCTCGATAGATTCGATGGACACGGTGGAATTTGGTGCGCCTTTTGACGCCGAAGCGCCAGGTTTTAAGGAATCATTTCGCCCGTTTAAATTTAAGCCCGTTGTGATCACCGTTGGCGGAGCTTTGCTATTCACCGGAACAATGGTCACGGTTAATCCCGTAATAGAAAACGCGCAAAAGATAGTATCCGTTAGCGGGTATTCGCTACCCGGCGTTTTAAATGATTGCACTGCGCCCGCTAGTATGTACGGGGAGCAGGGAAGCAAGCTGCAAACAGATGAACAGTATTTGTCCGAGATAGCCACAACATTAGCGGCCCCGTTCGGCGTGAGTGTTAAAATGGAAGCCGACCAAGGCCCACCACTCACACGCGTAGCATTAGAGCCAGGCAAAAAAATACTTAATTACTTGACAGACTTGGCGAAACAAAAAAACCTAATTATTGCTAGCTCGTCGCGCGGTGAATTGGTTTTTTTGCAGTCGTCAGACGGGGGTTCACCCGTTGCTATACTAGAGCAGGGAAAGGCTCCGTTATTATCAGTAGCGCCGTTTTTCAGTCCCCAAGAATACTACAGCCATCTAACCGGCATAGCCCCGGTCGGCGTTGGCAGTCCACCGCAAGCCCCCTTTACAGTAAAAAACCCGCAGTTACAAGGTGTTTTACGGCCGCTGACATTCAACGCGCCCGACACAGAGGAAGCAGGCATCGTCGCAGCGGTAAAAGCTAAAGCGGGGCGTATGTTTGCGAACATGGCCGCCTATGCTGTCAGAGTCGCAACGTGGCGAGATCCGAACGGTAATTTATGGGCGCCTAATTCTTCCATTCGATTGCTTGCCCCCGACGCCATGATATACAAAGAATACGAATTTATTGTTCGCTCTGTGGAATTTGAGCAAGACAGCAAGGCGCAAACCGCAACACTTAACTTAGTGATCCCTGGCGCGTTCAGCGGAAAAATACCGGAGTTTTTACCATGGGACGGCTAGCCGTATTACTGTCATTCTTACGAACCACTAAAAACGGCGCCAAGGTGTCTGACGTTAAAGTCGACCCGGGCGGGGGCGCGAACGTAACAGCCGAGCATTTCTCAGCACCGGGGGACGATTCGCACCCATTGCCTAATGATTATGTGGCTTTAAACGGTGACAGCGGCACGGGCCGAGAATCCGCTATTGGTTATTTAGACCCTACAAATGAGCCCAAAGCGCTACCAGGCGATAAAAGGATATACGCGCGCGACGAGAACGGCGTTTTAATTGCTGAAATTTGGCTAAAAAATACGGGTGAAGCGACTATTTCAAACGACAACGGTTCTGTTACGTTAAGAGCCGACGGCGGAGTTATAACCACAACGCCCGAAAGCACCTTTGACGCCAAGGCCGACGGCAGTATAAAAGGCGATAACAGCAATGGTTCTTTCGAACTAGAGGTAAATGGTGATTTTTTAGTAAACGGTGTTACTATAGATACGAGCGGCAACATATTAACAGCCGGAACGTTAAACGCTGACGATGTGACAGCGGACAATCAAGACGTAACACTTAGTACACACGAAACGCCATCATTCAACGCGCCACCGACACCGGGGACATAATGACAGCACAACAGGGCGACATTAGTTTATTTCAGACACCCGACGGTGGTGACATTACAGTCGACAGCGGCATGGTTATCATGGGTGGCGGACTAAATACGGCCGTTTATCTGTCGCTTTTTGGCGGCAATGAGGATGATGACGGGCGCCCGAATAATCCCGCTAATTGGTGGGGCAATATTGGCGAGGAAAACCCGTCAAGAGAGTATCACAGCGAAACACAAAATTTACTTCAAGGGCTGCCAGCGACAACCGGCAATCTTAAACGACTACAGGACGCAGCGGTCCGCGACTTAGCTTGGATGCTAAATGACAGCGCCGCGTCTTATATAAATGTGGTTGCTAGCATTCCGGGCGTAAATAAAATAAAATTAACAATTGATGTCGAAGCGCTTGGCCAAGAGTCTCGATTTGAGTTTGTGGAAAATTGGAAGGCGGGATCATGAGTTTACAGACACCTACCACAAAAGATATCAGCGACAACATAATCGCGCAGCTAGAAGCGTCGCTCAATCAATCCATACCGTTGTTGCCTAAAGCATTCTTACGAGTCTTAGCTAAAGCACTCGGAGGCGTTTTCATCCTACTGTATAAATATGCAGGCTTTATGTTTTTACAAATGTTTGTGCAAACGGCCAGTATCAGCGAAACCACAATAAACGGCAAAACGGTGTCACCATTAACGCAATGGGGCCGTTTGATTGGCATAGGCGACCCCGTTGCTGCGACCAACGCCGAGCTACTTATAGACATAACAGTCGATAATCAAACGGGCACATTACCCTCAGGGTCTCAGCTAGTTAATTCAGCCAACGGCGTGACATATATAACAATTGGCACGATAAATTTAAACGCGTCAACGGTGCAAGTCACGATACGCGCTTCGGCAGACCAGCAAGGCGGGGGCGGCGCGGGTGTCATCGGCAATTTAGAGATCGCGGACGTTGTTAGCTTTGCCAACCCGCTAGCAAACATTAACCGTAACGCAGTCGTGGACTCTCAAACAGTCACAGGCGCCAACGCAGAGTCAACCGAAGCGTATCGCCAGCGAATAATAGACCGATTCCAGAAACGGCCGCAGGGTGGCGCATACTCGGATTATGAGGGATGGGGCGAGGAAGTTGTCGGGATCATAAACGTTTACCCGTACACGGGCGACCCTGGCGAAGTCGATTTATATTCAGAGGCCACGGTCGCTAGTTCTGGATCAGCCGATGGCATACCCACATCACCGCAATTACTAGCAGTACTTAACTCGGTTAATTTTGACCAAGACGGTTTAGCATCAAGGCGCCCCGTTAATGCGTTTGTCAACAGTAACGCAATTACTCGAACAGGTTTTGATGTAGAGGTTGACGGGATAGTCGTAGACGATTTAGCAGCAGTACAAGCAGAAATTACAGCGGCTATCACACAGTATTTTTTAGACCGCGAACCGTTTATTATAGGCTTAAGCATACCACCTAGACGGGACCGGATAACTCAGGGCGCGGTCATAAGTATTGTTGACAGCATCGTCAGCGCGTCGGGCGGAATATTCGACACAGCTACGATAGAAGAAACGGACACAACGCCCGTGGCAACCTACCAATTAGGTATCGGAGAAAAAGCGAAAGCGGCTAGCATAGGGTTTATCTAATGTTTCTTAGAATTTTTCAGCACTTACTACCTAACGCTAGAGCGTGGCGCCTAACTGTTGATAAAAAGCTACGCCAATTTTTTGAAGGCTTAACGTTTTTAGGCGCTGATATTAAAGAACATGTGGATTTAGTATGGTCCGACATATTTCCACAAACTACGCGCGAGCTTAACGCGTGGGAAAATCAATTCGGACTACCGGCGACCACATTGACAACGCAAGAGCGCCGAGACCGTTTAGATGCTACTTGGAAAGCATTAGGTGGGCAATCCCCCTACTACATACAAACATCACTACAGAACGCGGGGTTTAACGTGTTTGTGCACGAATGGTGGGAGTTGTCTTATATCGTAGAATGCGGCGAGACCTTAGCCGAGTGTGGCGAACCCCTAGCAGAAGCGGGCAACATTATACGCACTGAGACAGCCTCCGCGCCAACGCCCCGGAACCCGTTCGAAGTGTTAGCCGACGGTACAACCGGGCTTGGTTTCTATCTAAACAGCGGGGGCTCGGTGGCAATTAGCGGTAACGCGCAGGCAATTAGCGGCGCTACTAACGGCGCTTCGGGTAGGTTATTAGTAAATAAACCTGCTACAATAGTGTACGAGATACCGACGGACGAGGCTAAATGGCCTTATATTATTTATCTTGGCGCCGAGGCTTTTGGCGCCAAGGCAACAATAGACTTAGCCCGACGAGACGAGTTCGAGGCTTTATGTTTAAAATTATGCCCAGCCCAACAGTGGATAGGCTTAATAGTGGAGTATAGCTAAATGGCTTTGAATATTAACAGCACCTACACCAACACGACATCCGCAAACGCAAGTTATCCGTACGGCTCCGCTAAAAACGAAACTTCGCCCGGCGCTTTAGACGGCACACCGTTAGAAAAAGCGGGGCTTGACGATTTATACGGTTTAATGCAATCGTTACTCGCTGGCGCAGGGCTTGTACCAAACGGTAACCCCGACACAGTTTTAGCGCCGCAATATCTAGAATCTATATTTAATTTACGCTGGTACGACAAGGTCGACTTTGCGGTCGGCTCTAAAGTGGTGGGTTCTAATGGTGTAACTTATGTGTGCAAGCAAGCAAACGGGCCCGCCAGTACGGTGCAAAACCCGGTAACAGAAGGCTCGCCACGCACAAAATGGTTGACCGAGGTATCAAGCATGTTTGATTTACTCAACCCAGTCGGCGCTCTTTACTTCTCACACGCTTCTAATAGCCCGGCGGATCTATACGGTGTTGGAACGTGGCTTCGAATTAAAGGTCGTTTTATAGCGGGACTTGACGAAGCCGACACCGATTTTAATACGCCCGGCGAAACAGGCGGAACTAAAACGCACAATCACAGCGCCGCAACTTTAACTGACATCCCTATCACCGGATACGGATCACAACAATCAGGTGTCACGCTACCGGAGCCCACAACTCTTGGAAAACTAATAACCGGATCTGGACGAACAGAAGATAACGAAAACCTAGAATCGCTAGCGCACGCGACAACAGTGCAGACAGTGGCCGGAACTACTTCGGTAAGTAATAGACAATTACTTCCCCCCTATCAAGTTGCATATATTTGGCGGAGAACAGCATAATGGCGATTAAACCAGATTCACTTTTTATTGGAAAAATAGCAGCGGCTAGCACAGATTACCCGCTTGGCTCAGCTCGCAACGTAACAACCCCCGGGGACGGCACGGGTACGCCATTTGTCGCGGACCTCCTAAACGACACTTTCGGATTTCAGCAAGCCATACTTTCCGAGGCAGGAATAACGCCTAGCCAAAGCCCCGATACAGCAGTCGATTCTCAGTACCTTTCAGGATTAACAGCGCTATTAGCTGTTGAGTCATTCGACACGTTTTCGGCTTTAGAAGCCAGCACGAGAACGCTAACCGGCTCCGAGTTTGTATGCAGAGAAAGAGCAAACGCAAATTACATATTGCAAGCGTCAGGTTACATTGCTTTAGCGGGTGATGCTACTTTTGCTAATGGTCGGGTTGCTAAATTACAGATTAACGGAGTCGCTAATATATTGAAATTTGGTGGTAAAGGTGATGATGCTTTTGATAATACAGTGGCAATGGCATCGGCTTTATCTAGGCTATCAATAGTTGGCGATACATTAGGTGGGAAGGTTTATTTCCCAAGCGGCATACACAGAATGGACGGGTTTTCATTACCCACAATGATTTTAATAGAAGGTGAATCAAGGGGTTCGGCGCACATAAAATTAAACGATGGTGCAAACGAAGATTTAATGACCGTCCCTGCATCTTGTGACCAATCTGGGTGGAGTAAAATAACATTTAATGGTAACAAGGATAATAACACATCGGGCAATGGAATATTCTTTGTTGAAGGTGTTGGCAATAACGGAAACAGTTTTTCTCCCTTTAACGACAAGGCACAAAACGCTCCATACAGTTATAAGCAAGTAATCGCAACTGATTTTGCAGTAGGCAATTGCGCTGGCAATGGTATATATTCTCAACCGTCAAACTTTCAAATATTTATGGATAACTTTGCGGCGGCTCATAATGGTTTGAATGGCATTTGGATTAGAAGTAGTGATGGTATATATAGTAACTTCTATGCAGAAAAAAATGGCTCGACTGGATTGTATGCAAGTGGGTCAGCAAATAAGTTTTCTAACTTCAAGGCTATTTGGAATGGGCGTACTGTAAATACTTTAGGAGGTTGGCGTGACCAAGGCGCATTTAACCAATATACAAGCGGTGAAGCACAAGATAACTACTGTGATGGTATACAAATATTAGGTAAGGGTAGTGCGTTTGTTAATTGCTCATCTAACACTAACGGTTATTTATCAGTTGCAAACCCTATTTCTAGCGGAGTAAACTATGACATATTAATAGGCGCATCGGCTGATAAATTTAGTTTCGATGGTGAAGTTCACACTTATAAAACAGAAGTTGGCACCGATGGATTGTGGGTAACACAAGAACCATACCATTTTAACTCATATAGCGATTCGCAAACTACTAAGTTTGTATGTCCGTTTGACCCTGATACATATAATGCACTCCCGAATGTTATAGTCTCTAAGACAATAGGTACTGAAATACACAAAGTATCGGCTGTTACTAATAACGGCTCAGATGTTTTTTGTGATACTGATGTAAATTCACCTGATTTAACTGGCGACCAGATATTAAGATTTTTTAGAAGCTCAGGAGCTACAACAGGATTAACCCGAATTATTGCTTATTTAAAAGGCACTTCGACTGAAACAACAGAAATAAGAGATACAGGCTATACTAACCTGTCAAAAAATGACGGTGGGCCGGTTATAATTGGTGGACCTACTACGGGTGGAAGATGGGATACAGGTACTTTAAGGCTTGGCCCTATCCGAATTTGGGCTGACGACTCAGATAAATTAAGATTAAAAGTTGGCTCTGACCCTTCTAGCAATACGGATGGAACAATTATAGGAACACAATCATAATGACATACTCAAAATCAACACTAGAAGCACTTAAACGCATGGGTTTTAATCATCCAGATTATGACGGTTAAACATTAGGCGGGCTATAATGAAACAGCGCATAATTGACAAAATAATTAAAGTCGAAGGCGGTTATGTCGACGACCCTAGCGATTCCGGCGGCGAGACAAACTTCGGTATAACTTCGGCCGTCGCTCGCGCCTACGGATACCATGGGGCCATGCGCTCACTACCTCGCTATGTGGCTTTTAGTATTTACGAGACACAATACTGGGACGCGGTGCAGGGCGACTATTTATCTAAGTTATCAGAAGCGATAACCGAAGAGGTCGTCGACACAGGCGTTAATATGGGCGTAAATCGCACGGGTTTATTTCTGCAGCGTTCGCTAAACGTGCTAAACAATCGCGAGGGCTTATATCGTGATCTTAAAGTTGACGGTATTATCGGCCTGGCCACAATTAGCGCGTTAACTCGATACCTAGAGCAACGCGACGAGAGGGCGCTAGTTAGGGCACTTAACTGCTTACAAGGGGCGTTCTACATAGAGTTAGCAGAACGCCGCGAGAAAGACGAAACTTTCGTTTATGGCTGGTTCAAGCATAGGGTTAAAATATGATAGGTTTTATTAAAAGTTTCATTAGTGGGGGCGCTGTTAAATCCATTGAAAATATAGCGTCTGAATGGATAGAAACGGACAAAGAGAGCGCCGAGGCGAAGGTGCTAATGGTCAAAACATTAGACCCCAATGGACTTATGAGGCGCGAACTATCAAGACGGGTCACTGGCCTTTACACGCTTTATATTGTGGTTACGCTTGTATTATTAATCTTAGAAAGTTTTGGTATCGGAAAAACGGTGGGCGGCGAGTTTGTTAACGGCGTGTTAGTAGGCGGGCAGTTATCAGTATCAGTAGCCACCGATAAAGTGGCGACTTTATTTGTACCCATAACCACACTATTCGGGATCATAGTCAGCGCTAGTTTCGGTGTCAATTATGCAAACGCAAAAGCGGGAAAGTAAGTTAGACCGCGACAATAATTTCGCGTACACTCTAAACAATTACTAAAGGAAACAACGGCGTGGATAACTTGGTTAATGACATAAAAGTAGCTTGGACCACCGTAGTCGGGACCATAGCGTCGGGAATGGGCATAGCGCTTGAAATGATACCAAACGACATTGGAAAACTTGCCACGCTTGTCGGTATCATCCTCTCATCCGTGCTAATTTACACGCATTTTCGAAAGGGTCGGATAGAGTACCAAAAAACTCAGCTTGAAATTTGTATACTCAAAGAAAAAGAAGCGGAACGCGTCGAAGCTGCGAACCGCCGAAGAAACTCGGGCTTACCCGCTAATCGAGAGAGTGACGCGGAAAAGTAGTCAACCGTGCCGACGTGTTTTAGTTCTAGCGCTAATTTGAAAGGCGGCCATATCCTCACGGTCAGGCGGTATTTTATGAAAGCCGCGATCATCTACCGCCGCGTCTGCAAACTTTCTTAATGGCTTATTTAATTTTCCAGTTCGGACTTTACTCATTTTTAATCCTTCCTATATCGTTTACCACGCCAGCCACCGGCGGCGCGTATTGGCCAATTAGAGGCCCATGTTGGCATTGTTGCCATAATTCGCTCGAATTCTTCTATTGAGCCCGTGCCCTCTACTACTTCGCTAACAATTTCATCGTGTACATGCAGCGCGATAGCGTACCCGGCGCGCTCGATGTTTTTCATCGCAAACGTTAATATGTCCCGTGCTATTGCTTGGACGACGTTCTCGCATAGCTTGCCGCCGTAAGTGTCCATTCGCATCCAGCCTTGAGGCCCTTTTTTATAGTCAGAATTCCAGCCCATATACGTAAGTTTTAGAACCTGTTTACCCCAGGGCGTAACGTCCGGGTGTAGCCTCGGCTGATGATAAGATAATTTACGGCTACTCAATAACTGGCAGTATAAAACATCGTCTTTCACGCCATAAGTTAACCCGTTATACGCGTAACAAGTGCCGGGGTTTTGCACTGCAGCGGTGGCCGCGTCTTGTAATCCGTACCAAAATTTAACTATCATCGGCGATTCTATGCGCCACGATTTGATTGACTCGCGGATCTCTTCTTCATTCATGTACTTGTCAGCGCCAAAAGCAACGCAAGCACCGTAGCCTCCTTGAAACCCTAAAGCGAGCTCGTTTACTTTCCCTTTTTTACGTAGCGGGTGATGTTCCCCCGTTTCTTCTTTGTGTCGGATCAATTCTTCGAACGGCACGCCGGATATTTTAGCGGCTGACATTTCGTAAATTTTGCCATGCGTGCGAAAAACGTCTATTCGCCATTGCTCGCCCGACAACATAGCTAAGACCACGGCTTCAATAGCCGAATAATCGGAGCAAAGAAAGTCGCAACCAGGCGCAGCGGAAAACAAGCCGCGCAGGCAGCCCGAAACGGCCGCAACAGCGTCCCCGAAGTAATGCTCTACCATCTTAAGGTCTTTCGACGCTATGACTGTGAGCGCGTCATTTACTGCGTCTATGCCCCATTCAGCAGATTCTGCAAAAGCTTTAGGAGAACGACACCAAGGACATTCTTGTAAATGTGACCCGTAATGGCGATCGCATTTGCAGCGCACAACCTCTGGCCCGCTGTTTGGCAAGTTTTGCGGTTGCGGTCCTCGGCCTGCAAATCGGCCCGTTCGGTCGGCGCCACAGAACGCAAATAAGTCTCGCAGGCGCCCATCGGCGGAGCGGCGGCGGTCTATGGCAAACAGTTTTTTAACACTGGCCGCGCCTATTAATGCGCGTATTTCTAAAACACGGCGGGCATGGGCTGGCAAGTTTTCACGCTTTAGGGCTTCCTCTACATGGTCGGCGTCAATGCTACTTATGTGTAGCCCGTTAGCGCCTAGCCAGTTTATTATCTTGCCAATCTCGCCCGCGCTTTGTACCCGGCCATCGGTTATACTTATTAGTTCAGCCGTGTACTGCTCAAATGCTTGCTTGACTATCGCTAGGCAATTATTAAGACCGTCAGAGTCAATGTGAACGCCCCGTAAATTGATACATTGGTCTAACAGCCATAATTCTAGTTCATCGGTACTTAAGTCCGGCATAAGAGCAGACACGGCGGATTCTGCTTTGATGTCGCCGACGTTGTAGGCGTAGAATTTAGGCCCATCGACGGGTTCTTCTTCTGGTCTTATGCGCGTTCTAGGGT